AAGTTGCGATAGATACATTGTTTTCTGAAAATCATTATAATGACATTAGAGGAAGAGTAGACTATGATTTAACTACATTAGGAATTGGTATAACCAAACATGAATTTTTATCTGGTGAAGGTGTAAAAATTAATTATGTTGATCCAGCTAATGTTGTTTATAGTTATACTGAAGATCCACATTTTAAAGACTGTTTTTATTGGGGAGAAATTAAAACTGTACCAATGACAGAACTTATTAAAATTGATCCATCACTAACTGATGCCGATTTAAATGAAATTGCAAAGTATAGCCAGTCTTGGTATAATTATTTTAATACATCTCAGTTTTATGAAAACAGTATGTTTTATAGAGATACAGCTACATTATTGTATTTTAATTATAAAACCACTCATTCTTTTGTTTATAAAAGAAAAAAACTAACTGATGGCTCATATAAAACTGTTCAAAAAGATGATCAATTTAATCCTCCACAAGAAATGATGGATGAGGGTAAATTTGAAAAAGTAGAAAAAAGAATAGATGTATGGTATAGTGGTGTTATGGTTATGGGAACTAATATTGTTTTACAATGGAAATTAGAAGAAAATATGGTAAGACCTAAATCTTCTAATCAATTTGCATATCCTAATTATGTTGCATGTGCTCCTAGAATGTTTAAAGGACAGTTAGAATCTTTGGTAAGAAGAATGATTCCTTTTGCAGATTTAATACAAATGACTCATTTAAAAATTCAACAAGTAGTTTCAAGAATTGTACCTGATGGTGTCTTTATTGATGCAGATGGTTTAAATGAAGTTGATTTAGGAAATGGAAATGCATATAATCCAGAAGATGCATTAAGGTTATATTTTCAAACTGGTAGTGTAATAGGTAGAAGTTTTACTCAAGATGGAGAATTTAATAATGCTAAAGTACCTATTCAACAACTTACAGCAAACAGTGGTTCAAGTAAAATGCAAATGTTAATTGCTAACTATAATCATTATTTAGACATGATTAGAGGGGTGACTGGGTTAAACGAAGCAAGAGATGGTTCAACTCCAGATCCAAATGCATTAGTGGGTGTACAAAAACTTGCAGCCCTTAATAGTAATACAGCTACACGTCATATTTTAGATGGTAGTTTGTATATAACTAGGACAATGGCAGAGTGNTTATCTATAAGGACAGCTGATATATTAGAATTTGCAGATTTNAAAGATGAATTTATAATGCAAATAGGTAAATATAACTCATCTATTTTAGAAGAAATTAAAGATTTATATATCTATGATTTTGGNATATTCATCGAAATGTCACCAGATGAAGAACAAAAAGCTATGNTGGAGCAAAACATACAAATGGCTTTATCTAAAGAAAATATAAGCTTAGAAGATGCTATAGACATTAGAGAGATTAATAATCTTAAAATGGCTAATCAATTACTGAAGCTAAAAAGAAAACAAAAACAAGAAGGAGAGCAACAACAAAAAATGCAAGAGCAACAAATGGCTGCTCAAATGCAAATGCAAGGACAACAAGCACAAGCTCAGTTAGAAGCTCAAAAAATGCAAATGGAAACTCAATCCAAAATGCAAGTGAAACAAGCAGAAATTAGTTTTGAAATAGAAAAGCTTAAAAATGAAGCAATGCTTAAGGAACAGTTAATGCAAACGGAATTTAATTTCCAAATGCAGTTAAAGGGTATGGAACAACAAGGGTTGCAACAAAGAGAAAACGAAAGAGAAAGTGCAAAAAATTCACGTATAAGCCAACAGTCTACACAGACATCAAAAATGATTGAACAAAAGAAAAGAAATTTACCAGCAATTAATTTTGAATCTAATGAAGATAGTTTAGATGGGTTTGACTTAGCCGAATTTGAACCAAGATAAGCTTAATTTAGTATTTAATTTTTGTTTAACTTTGTTTAAAATTTAATCTAATTTAATATTATGGAAATAAAAGTACGAGACTTAGGTCAAAAAGAAGAAAAGTCTAAAGCAGAAATTGAGGAGACATTACTTCAAAAACATGAAGATAAGTTTGAAGACAGTGACTCTCAACCTGAAACAACAGATACAGTAGAAGTTTCAAACGAAAACGATACTGAAAAAGAAACTCCCTCATCAGAGACAATTGATGAAACTCCCTCATTAGAGTTAAATGATGAAAACGTTCTTTCTTATATTAAAGATAGATATAACAAAGATATAAGTTCTGTTAATGAATTGTTTGAGGAAAAAGAAGCAAACGAAGAATTACCTGAAGATGTATCTGCGTATTTAAAGTACAAAAAAGACACTGGACGTGGAATCCAAGATTTCTATAATTTACAGAAAGATTACGACTCCATGGAAGATGACTCTGTACTTGCTAGTTATTATAGTATAACCGAAGAAGGGTTAGATGCTATTGACATTCAAGATATTATCGAAGAAAAATTTAATTTTGATGAAGAATTAGATGAACCTCGCGATATTAAGAAAGTAAAACTAGCGAAAAAACGAGAACTTGCGAAAGCGAAAAAGTTTTTGAATGAACAGAAAGATAAATATAAAATGCCTCTTGAGTCAAGTAGGGATCAATTGTCTGAAGATCAACAAGAAAATTTAAATGCTTATGAAAGTTATCTTAAGGAATCTAAAACTATCGAAGAGCAAACTAAAAAGAAGTATAATTACTTCCTAAATAAAACCGATGAGGTTTTTAACAATGAGTTCAAAGGTTTTGAATTTAATGTAGGAGATAATAATATAACTTTTAAACCTGGTACTGGTGAAGAGCTTAAAAATGTTCAGTCCGATGTTAATAATTATATTAACAAATTTATGGACAAACAAACAGGGCTAATTGCTGATCCTAAAGGATATCATCGTTCATTGGCTGTGGCTATGAACCCTGATAAATTTGCTCAATTTTTTTACGACCAAGGTGTTTCTGCAACTGTGGATAATGTTTCTAGAAAATCTAAAAACATAAACATGGACATTAGAAGCGCTGCTCAGCAGACTGTTACAAAAGACGGAATGAAAATAAGGGCTGTAGGAAATACTGAAAGTGGAAGAGGACTTAAAATTAGAAGTATAAAAAAAGTTTAACAAATTAAAATTTAAATTATTATGGCAGTACAAGCGGTCCCAGGATTCGATTTACAACCGAGTTCACAACAAGTACCTGTATCAACTAATTATCTGTCTTCGGCAGACTTTACTTGGTTACAGCAATATCTTCCTGACACTTACGAAAAAGAATTCGAAAGATACGGGAATAGAACAGTAGCATCATTCTTAAGAATGGTAGGCGCTGAAATGCCTTCTAACTCTGACCTTATTAAATGGGCAGAACAAGGAAGGTTACACAATAAATACACAGGTTTAACAACAGTATCAGGAGCAGGTCTTGATACAGCAGTATTCGTTATTCCAGCGGCAGATTTTAATCCAGCATTAGCTTCGCCAAATTTGGCAGCTCTTAGAGCAGGACAAACAGTAATGTTAAGTTCTTCTGTAGCAGGATCTACACTATCAGCTAAAGGAATTGTAACTGTAGCACCTGCTGGAGCAGGAGCAGCAGCTAGAACTTTCAGTGTAGGATTTTATGAAGCAGCAGGTATGCCTGCGTTTACTTCAGGTTCTATAGATTGTTTTATTTATGGTTCTGAATTTGCAAAAGGAACAAACGGAATGGTTGGTTCAAATGAAGCAGATGATTTTATCTTTCAAAACAAACCTATTATTATCAAAGATAAATATGAAGTATCTGGTTCTGATATGGCACAAATTGGATGGATTGAAATTCAAACTGAAAATGGAGCTAATGGATATTTATGGTATTTAAAATCTGAGCACGAAACAAGGCTAAGATTTGAAGACTATTTAGAAACAGCTATGGTGGAAGCAGTTCCAGCAGAAGCAGGTTCAGATGCAGGTAATTATCTGCAAGGTTTAGGAGCAGGTGGTGCAGCAGCAGCAGAGAAATCTGGTTCTGATGGTATCTTCTATGTTGTTGAAAATAGAGGTAATGTTTTTGGTGGAGGTAATCCAACTAGTTTAGCTCAGTTTGATAGTGTTATACAAAGACTAGACAAGCAAGGAGCTATTGAAGAAAATGTTATTTTCTTAAACAGAAATTTCTCATTTGATATTGATGATATGTTAGCACAACAAAACTCTTATGGAGGTGGTGGTACATCATATGGTCTATTTGACAATGATAAAGACATGGCTTTAAATCTTGGTTTTACAGGATTTAGAAGAGGTTATGACTTTTACAAGTCAGACTGGAAATATCTTAATGATCCTACAATGAGAGGTGGAATTATTGGTGGTGCAGTAAATGGGCTTTTAGTTCCTGCTGGATCAACAACAGTTTACGATCAAATTTTAGGAAAGAATGCAAAAAGACCATTCTTACATGTTAGATATAGAGCTTCTGAAACTGAAGATAGAAGATACAAAACTTGGATTACTGGTTCTGCTGGTGGTGCAAGAACTTCTGACTTAGATGCAATGGAAGTCAATTTCTTAAGTGAAAGAGCTGTATGTACTTTAGGTGCAAACAACTTCTTTATTTTTAAGGACTAATATTATTGTAAATTTTACCCCTACTTAGGTGGGGGTAATATTTATTTTTTACTGGAATTAAATTAAATTAAATTAAATAAAATGAAAAAAAAAGCAAAATACGTTACTAAATTATATAAGCTTACTGGTAACAAAGCACCTCTCTCATACATGTTATCATCAAGGCATTCTCAAAGATCTCCTTTGTTATATTTTGATGAAGAACAAGGAATTAATAGACCATTAAGATACGCAAGAAATCAAAAAAGTCCATTTGAAGACAAACAAGACGGTAATGCAATTCTAGAACCTATAGTGTTCGATGATGGTATGCTAGTAGCTCAAAAAGAAGACCAAGTACTACAAGAGTTTTTACATTATCACCCTGGTAATGGGAAAGTGTTTGTAGAGGTTAATAAAGAGCAAGATGCATTAGATGAGCTTTCAGATGCAGAAAGTGTTTTAGAAGCTCAAATAATAGCAAAAGAACTGTCTAGTAATACTCAGAAATTATTACAAGTATCTAGAGTTTTATTAGGTAATGTGGTTGACAACATGACTATTCCAGAGTTAAAAAGGGATTTGTTAATATACTCAAAGAATAATCCAGAAGACTTTATTAATACGATAAACGATCCAATGTTACAATTACAAGATGATGTTTATCAAATATTTAAAGCTGGGTTCTTACAAACACGAAACAATGGTAAAGAGGTTTATTATAACCTTCCTAACAATAAAAAAAGATTAATATCTGTTCCTTTTGGAGAAGATGCTAGTTGGATTGTTGGTTCGTTTTTTCAATCAGATGATGGTGTTGAAATATATAAGCTACTTAAAAATCGCTTAAAAAAGAGTTAATTAAATAGTTATCTTTGTATAATTGTTTAACCCCATAAATTTATAAGATATGGAAAAATTTTAAAAGTAACCTTAAGTAGTCAAGATTATCTGATTAACATTAATCACATTCTTACTGTAGAGGCAGGATCAGGAGCAGGACAAGTAGATATTTTGTATGACATAGTAGCACATACAGCCGATGGAGCTGGTGATACTATTGGAGTACAATTAACTGCGTCTACTGCTGATGATGCGGCTAAAGTAAAAGAGCAAATAAATAGCATCGTAGAAGCTATTGAAAATGCATTGTCTACTAGTTGGAATAGACCATCATTTGTACTTGAACCAAAATACCCTGTAACAGGTATTGCACAAGTTCAAATACAGTGGGCTTAATCTAGTTATTTACACGAAAAAGAAGAAGAGGCTTAAACAATTGAGCCTCTTTTTTTTTGTTTATATTTGTAAAAAGAACTAGAATGATTAATTCAGTTAGAAATACAGTACAGGCAATTGCAAACAAGAATAATTACGGATATATATCTCCACAAGATTTTAATTTGTACTCGCAACAAGCACAAATGGATTTGTTTGAAGATTATTTTTATCAATACAATAGTTGGATAAATAAACAAAACCAAAGGGTGTCTGGTACTGGTTATGCAGATATAGTAAAAAGTTTAGTAGAAGTAATTGATAGTTTTTCTGTTACTAAAGGGTTAATTAAGCAAGGAAACAATATGTTTAACCTTCCAATTGATTATTATTATATTAATAAAGTTAATTATTATCCTAATTTTGTAGATAGTGGTTTTACAACTGCCGCTGGTGTAGCAAATAGATTAACAGATTCTGCCGCACAATTTTCTACTAGTGGTGTAGTCAAAGTTGGACAAATATTACAAACACAACTTCTAGCAGTAATTATGCTGGGTTTAGTGCATTTATAGTAAGCATTGATAGTAACACACAATTAACTTTAAGCACTAATATATTTCCAATTGGTGGTGCGGGTGGAGATACATATTCTACATATAATACTACTGGTATTGTAGAGGTAGAAAGGGTTAATCAAAATAAAATATTTTATCTCAATAACTCGCCATTAACTGCACCAACCACTGGATTTCCAGCCTATGTATTAGGCGGTGCAACCAGTGGAATTGTTGGAGCGACAACAGATTCTGCACAAGGTCAATTAGGAAATACTATAATGGTATATCCAGCTACTATAACTACAGCNGGATCAGTTATAACAGATTATGTAAGGTATCCANTACCACCAAAATGGACATATCAAACAGTAGGAGGAACATCAGGNAGTCCAGAATTTGATTCAAATCAAGCAGATTATCAAGACTTTGAATTACCTTTATCAGATGAGCCAGGCATTGTAGCNAAGATTTGTCAATATGTAGGGATAGAAATCAGAGAAGGTGATGTATATCAATTTGGAAAACAAGAAATAGTTGAAGACAATCAAATACAAATATAGATTATGGCATATTTAAACGATTATCAATATTATGCAAATGAAGGAGGAACTCCTAGGGATAAAAACTGGGGTTCTTATCAATATGTTAGTTTAAATGACATTGTTAACAATTTTATGTTAATGTATCAAGGAAACAACGAATTGGTTAATAATGCTTCAAGATATAAAATATTATTTCATGCAAAAAGAGGGATTCAAGAATTGAATTACGACGCTATGAAAGAAATAAAAATATTACAATTAGCTCTAGATGATTCATTGTTATTTGTCTTGCCACACGATTATGTAAATTGGGTTAGAGTATCTATGTTTCAAAATGGAGTATTATTTCCGTTAACTGAAAACATACAAACACAATGGGCAAGTACATATTTGCAAGACAATAATAATAATATATTGTTCGATCAAAATGGAAATGTTTTAAAACCACAGGACTCTCCATTAGATTTATCAAAAAAAACTATTTATTTAAATAATCAAAGTATTTATGATGGTTGTGAAGGTTATTGTGTAGATGGCATGTGGTATTTTGATTTTGCTGTTGGTGGACATTTTGGTTTAAATACTGAAACCGCAAATAATAATCCTACTTTTTCTATTGATAAGCAAAGAGGTGTTATTAATTTTAGTTCAATTGCATCTGGACAATCTATTGTATTAGAATATGTTTCTGATGGAATGGAAAAAGGTAATGATGCTGACATCAGTGTAAATAAGTTATTTGAAGAATTTATTTATGCATATATTAAGTTTTCTATATTAAATGGTAAATTAGGTGTACAAGAATATATTGTAAACAGAGCTAGAAAAGATAAGTCTTCTTTATTAAGAAACGCAAAAATTAGATTAAGTAACATACACCCTGGTCGACTATTAATGAATATGAGAGGTCAGGCTAAATGGATTAAATAATATGCCTATAGTAACTACAAATTTTGTACGTGGAAGAATGAATAAAAGTGTGGATGAGAGACTTCTCCCTCCAGGCGAATATGTCAATGCAATAAATGTTAGGTTAGGATCAACCGAGAGTACCGAAATTGGTGCTGTAGAAAACTCTAAAGGAAACACAAGGCTTACAACATTACAATATGAAGGTGTAGATTTAACTAATGCTACATGTATTGGCGCTTATGATGATGGTGCAAATGAAACTATATATTGGTTTATAACTTCAACAACCGTAGACATGATTGTGTCTTATGACACTAAAAATGAATTAATTACTTATCATGTTGTTTCAGTAAGTGTATTAAATTTTGACACAAAACATCTTGTTAATAGTGTTAATAAAATAGGTGATTTATTGTTCTTTACAGATGATATAAATCCACCAAGAAAAATTAATGTAAATAGAAATTATCCTAGTCCCTCTAGTGGTGCAGATGTAGTGACAAACAAAGAGTTAAATGTTATTGTTCAACCACCATTAGCAGCACCTACATTTAATTTAATATCACAGGCCACTGAAGCAAATTATATGGAAACCCGTATGATATCTTTTGCCTATAGATATAAATACCAAGATGATGAATATAGTGCATTATCTCAATTTACCGACATAGCCTTTGTACCAGGTGTATTTAAGCTCGATATAGCCACAAACTTAAATAGTGGTATGAAAAACATTTATAATGCAGTAGAGCTTAGTTTTAATACTGGAGATTCTAATGTAGTTGGTGTAGACCTAATATTTAAATTTGCAGACTCAAATATTTTAAATGTAATTGAAAAATTCAATAAATTAAATTATGGATGGCCAAATAACACTATTCAAACACAAACATTTAGTAATAGCAAAATATATACTATACTTCCAGATGCTGAATTATTAAGATTATATGATAATGTGCCTAGAACTGCTAAAGCTCAAACTTTAATGGGTAATAGATTAGTTTATGGTAATTATGTAGATGGATACAATATGGTTGATAGTGATGGCAGCAATTGTCAAATGACTTTTGAAGCAGAAAGGGTAAGTACTAATATTGAAACAAATGATTTTTCGCCAACTTTAGTTAATGGTGTACAATATACTATAGATACACCTGAAACTATAGCAAACAGCACAGTTTCTGTAGACCTTTCAGATATTGCTACAAAACTAAAAAGTGGTGCAGTTTTAGATTTTGATTTTACATTTATTCATTCAAAATATACAGGGAATAGTGGNTCAACAACAACATCACAACCTTCAACATCAATATCTACAATATTTACATTAGCACAAGACTTTAATAGTATTTTTGAAATGGTTACTAGTGTTGATTTTAAAACAAGAATTGGTAGTGAACCTGCGTATTTTACAACTGTTGCAAATGCATGTACTAATGGAACAAGTTTAACTGATGTATTTAATTGTGCAGTAACTAATCCTGGTGACAGTGATAGTAATATTCAGTGGTCAAAAATCGAAAGTGGTATATCTGGTCTTAATCAAGGAATTAGAATTACATCACAACCAGGCTCAAATGTAGTTACATTCCAAATACCTGCAATGAAATTTGTTGATTCTAATGCACCAGCAGCAGCGCCTTTGTATGAATATTATAAATTTTCATCTGGGGAAGTGTTGTTTTTAGGAAATGGTAACACAAAAAGTTTACACAGTAATAGAAACTATGAAGTAGGTGTTGTTTATATGGATGAATATTTAAGAAGCTCAACTGCTTTAGTTTCACCAGACAACACAATATTTACACCAGCATCTACATCAAATCAAAAAAATCAAATTAAAGTTACTATACCTGTAACACAAAAACCTCCATACTGGGCATCTAAATATAAGTTTGTTGTAAAAAGAGCTGAAGGTCCATACGAAACTATTTATAGTAACTTTTACTACAGAGACACTACAACTAATACGGTATACTTTAAGTTAGAGGGACAAAATCAAACTAAGGTCAGAACTGGTGAGATACTTAGAGTAAAAGCTGATACATTTGGACCTTTATCAAATTATCAAACCCAAGAAGTTTTAAGTGTTGATGCGAAAGAACAAAACTTTTTAACTCCAGCGGCAAATATTGAATCAGGTGGTATAGAACCTTATATATCCGAGTTATCTGGTTTATATATGGAGTTAAAACCTACAAACTTTAATGTTGATACATCAGAAGATTCATCTGCATGGAGTTCTGGTACAGAATCAGATCAGTCAAGAAGAAATTATCCTGGTGTTCAAATACCATGTTTTAGAGATAACACAACTAATGATATAAATGTTGTATTGCCAGAAGGAAGTTTAGTTACATTTGATTTCGAGTTTTTTAGAAGTGAAAGAAATAACAATGCAGGATCAGAAATTTACAATTACAATAAAACATTTCAAGCATCTAATGATTACGATAATTTATATGATTTTGTAGTTGGTGAGGCAATTGATTTTACTGGAGGTACAGACACAAGTACAGATGATTCTGGTGCAAATGAAAATATATTTATAAACACTTTTCCATTACCTTCTAAAAGCACACCTGGTAGAATACAAGGTAAAAATCAATATAGATTTTCTACAACTAATGGAGGTGCACCTTCTACAGGAGCAGCACAAACTAATTTTTTATATTTAGCACTAAAAAGCGGAACTCAAGGTGTTGGTGGGCATCCATCAAGGGTAAAAGGTAGAATAGCTGTACAAGTAGCAAATTCAATAATAACTTTTGAATCAATACCTGTAGATGTAGATAATGATTTGTATTATGAAGATGATACTGCTTATGATATTACAGGTGGGTTTCATACTGGAACTACACAAACTCAAACAAGCACTCTTCCAGCTATAAGTTCACTAGGATTTTTTGATTGTTTTTCATTTGGTAATGGTGTAGAAAGTTTTAAAGTTGAAGATTCTCTTGTAGGACAATCATTTACATTAGGACAAAGGGTAACATCAGTATCAGATCAAGATTATAAAGAAGCAGACAGATTTGCTGGAATGACTTATAGTGGTTTATATAGTGAAGAATCTAATGTAAATAGACTAAATGAATTTAATTTAGGTTTAGCAAACTTTAAAGATTGTGAAGTAATATATGGACCTATAGAGGTTTTACATAGTAGAGAAACAGATATAATGTGTTTACAAGAAGATAAAATATCTTATGTATTAGCACAAAAAGATGTATTAACAACTGCCGCTGGAGGTGGTGCACTTTCATCATCCCCATTAATTTTAGGTCAACAAGTTGCTAGAATAGAAGAATATGGCATAAGTAGTAATCCTGAAAGTTTTGCATCTCATGGTGATTCTATGTATTTTACTGATGCAAAAAGAAATGCAGTAATACAATTAAAAGGTGCAGGAAGACAACAAGCTTTAGTAGTTATTTCTGAATTAGGAATGAGGTCCTATTTTAGAGATTTATTTACACAAAATTTTAATAAACAAAAACTAGGTGGTTTTGATCCATACATGAACGAATATGTATTGTCATCTTCAGTTACAAATATACCAACTGTAGTCGTGCCATTATCATGTGGTACTTTAATATCAAGACAGTCAGTAAGTAGTGCCTCAACATATTCTATAGATTTTGGAAATGCACAAGGTGTTGTAAGTTTTGATTATAATGTGACTGGCACAGTTACTTTATTAGTAGTTTGGGACAATGGAACTGTTATAAATCAGTCAATTACTGGAAGTGGTTCACAGACATTTAATAAAACAAAAGCAAATCCTTCTACTGCAACTGTTACAATAACACCTTCTGGAATTGTTACATATGACATCACTCCACAATGTCCTGTAACAAATGAAATTGTTGTTGTTCAAATAACTTTAGGTTCACCAATAGATAATGGTAAATTTATTCATAATCAATATCACTGGAACAAAGGAACTTTGACAAGTCCAGTTTCAAGTGAACTGGTAAGATTTAACACTACTGGAACTGTAGAAAGTTTTATATCTACTAGTGGACAAACTTCAGTAGGTATTATGCCTGTAAGTGGTGCAAGTATAACAATGCAGTCTAATAAAAAAGATTTTGATGACTTTGTTTTTGACGCATCAGTTGATAAATTTAAATATTTAGTTAGTCCAATAGAATATATTGCTAATGATTGGCCAATAATAGATTCTGCATCTACTAATGTTACTCCTATTACAAATCCTTCAACGGGATTATATGAAGCAACATTTACATATACTAATGGTAGCCCTATAACTGACAAGTATCTATATATGATTTGGGATTATAGAACTGTTACACCTTTATTTTTAAGAGATGGTTCAACAGAACTTGTTTCATGTTGTTCTGGCTCTTCAGGTTCATATTATATAGACACTGATAGTTTTGCTACAGCTACTGCTGTATGGACAGATTCTAATTTATATACTAAAGCTTCTAATCAGTTTTATCAAGCAACAAGTATTGTTAGAGAGCAATCATCTGGACTTTTATTACCCTCTGTATCTTGTGCTCCTTGTGGAACTACAATACCTTTATGTTTTGGTACGACAGCTGATGATGTATGTTGTACAACTTGTACTTACTCATCATTCTCAGGATCATTAATGAAATCTACAAGATCTGAAGCTTGTGGTTTAGCTCAAAATCAAACTTACTATCATAATGGAAGTGGGGTTGTTGGCTCAACTCCAATTGTAAATGATTTTGTATTTTCTAATAATACAGGAACAACAATAGTATCTGCAGGTTATTATTCTTTAAGTGCAACATCAGTAATTTATGTTAATTCCAGTGGAATGGTAGAAAACTTATTAACTTGTTAAAATTATGGCAACTGACAATACATTTTACATAGACGGAACAACATTTGCAAATGCTACAGCAGTTTACACTAATGAGGCTTTAACAATAAAAGCAGCAGATGGCTTTTATCAAGCTCCTATTGAAGGAGTAGCAACTTTTAGAGAACAAAGCGGAGGTGTTTTGTTAGCGGCTGCTAGTTGTACATGTGCTGTAAGTCAAGCCTTAGATTTTAATTCTACACCAACCAACTTATGTTGTGTAAGCCAAACAGGTGTAACATATTTTATTGATCAAGGTACTACCTTCGATACAACAACTGGGTTATATACAGATGCAACTGGACAAACTCCTGCACCAGACAATACTTATCAAGTGAATGGCACAACAACTTTTAGAGAGCAAAGCGGAGGTACTTTAGCAGCAACAGCAACTTGTCCAACTTGTCCTGTAGCGTGTGGTGCAATATCTATACCTAGTGGTACTAAGGGATCTTATAGCTTAAATGTAACTTTAGGAACTGATGTTGGTTCTGTGGTTGTTTATTTTAACCCAGCTTCAGTTCCGGATGGTGTTAGAGGTGTTTATGATAGTACAAGTTACAATGCACTAGCTAGTCCAACTAATGGATATATAAAAACAACAAGTGGTGTTGCAGATGCATTTACAATTATAGGTAATGCTTCTGACGCATGTCTTCCGTCCACACCTAACACTACTGTATATNATTACTATGACTCAATAAGTGGTGGNTCGTGGGTTCAAAATGGAACAGAATCAGTAACTATAAATACAGGAGATATTCAAGGTGGAGGTTCAAATGAGTTTAGTGCTTTAGTAATACCTAAACCAAATGCAAACCCTCAAACCATGGATTTAAAAGCATTAGGCCCATGTACAGGAACATTATTTTCGCTAGAGATTGTTTGTCCAACAGCTTTACCTTCTTTTAGTAGCGGATCAACAAGATCTAGTCAACTTCAAGCTTGTGCAGACACTTTTTTAAATACATTTTATTTTGCAAAACAATATACAGATAGAAATGATGCTACTGTAGTATTGCCAAAAATTAATAATTGGGTGTTTTCTGATAGTACAGGTGCTACAGTTTTGTCTAATGGATTTTATAAAATTAGTACAACTCAGACTATAGAGGTTGTTAATGGTGTTGTAACTGCAATAACAGTTTGTTTAGGTACTTTAAATGTATTTGATTCATCAACAACCGCAACTACATCTTCGAATGCATGTTCTGATTCTGTAAATACTCAGTATTATCATGATGGTACTCCAGGAGCTATTCCTGCGGTTAACAATTTTGTATATACAAGTACAGCTGGTACCACAAAACTACCAGCAGGATTTTACAGATCTGATGGTAATGTAGGGGGTAATGTAAAATATGAAGTAGATAGTAATGGACAAGTACAAACAGTAACTTTATGTCCTTAAATAATTAACTATGGCAGCAGAAACATTAACATTTAGCGATGACAAAGGAAGCCCAGGGTGGCCATCTTTTTATACTTTTTTTCCAGAATATATTAAGGGAATGAATGGGTATTTATATACTTTTTACCAAGGCAACTTGTGGAGGCATAATACAAATTCTCTTAGAAACAATTATTATGGCACTCAAGGTATATCTACTGTTACTAGTGTGTTTAATCCAGAGCCTACACTAACCATTAAGTTATTTAAAACCATGTCTTACGAAAGTTCACATAGTTGGGCAGTTACAGATTTAAACACTGATTTGAGTAGCGGTTCAATGCTAGAAACATTTTTTGAACAAAAAGAAGGGGAGTGGTACTCTTACATAAGAAGTAATGCAGGTACTGTAGACTGGAAATTAAGATCTGGAAATGGTTTAGGTGGGTGTGCAAGTGTTTCTGGTGCAGCTGCAACAACATTAATTACTTTTAATAATCCCATAGGAAATATAGTAAGCATAGGAGATTTAGTTTACACTGGAACAACTACTCCATTAATTGTAGGTCCTATATTATCTTTTACTAGTAATTCTATTACTGTAGATGCATCAGCTGTTGGAGCTACTATACCTAATGCGGGTGCTATGATATTATATTATAAAAATAGTATAGCAGAGTCTCATGGAGCTCGAGGATACTATATGGAGTTTACAATGACTAATGATGACACTAGTGCAGTAGAGCTATTTTCTGTAGGAAGCAATGTAATGAAAAGTTATCCTTAGAATTTGTTATCTTTGTTAGAACATGGAATTACAAGTTGCTCATGATGTATTAAACTCAGTTGTTTCTCGTAGAGGAATAATGTGGGATAAAATTGAAAGTTTTGAAAAAGTGTTAAAGGAAAATATACCTTGTGTAACACATGTTCCTGGAGAAAAACGATCTAAAGAAATGCATGAGATGTTTCCTATAAAAGAACATTTAGATAATGGCTTGTATACAAGAGAAGTTTTTATGCCAAAGGGGAGTTTGGTAATTAGTTTAATACATACACAAAATCATCCTTCTTTTTTTTTAAAAGGAAAAATGTCTATAATAACTGATGATGGTGAGGTTAAAACAATTCAAGCACCTCTACATGTAAATACAAAAATAGGCACACAAAGAGTAGCATATATGCATGAAGATTGTGTTTGGACTTGTGTATATAAAACTTCTGCTAAAACTTTTAAAGAAGCAGAAGAAGATGTGTATACTAATAACTATAGAAATCTTCCAATAGAATTAATTAATAAAAATAAATTATTATGGCAGCAGTAGGATTAGGAACTTTAGCAACAATAGGTGTAGCAGCTGGAATAGCTAGTGCAGGGGTTGGAATTGCGGGTGCAGGTATTTCATTTGGTCAAGCGGCAAAACAAAGAAGAAGAGCATCTCAAGCTGCAGCAGATTCTGCAAGGGTTATGCAACAGGCTAGAAATAGAATGCAAGTAAACACACTTGAAGAATTAAGAGTTCCATTAGAAGCATATGAAAGAGGTTTTAGAGAAAATACAGCTCAACAAAGACAAGCAATTGATTCTTTACAAGGAGCTGATGCTCGTACTTTAGCAGCAGGTATAGGTAAGGTTGGAGCATTAGGAACCGCATCTAATGAGGCTATGAGGATAGCTATGGGAGAAGATTTATATAAACTAAATACAGCTCAAGCGGAAGAAGAAGGAAAAATTAAAGAAAATCTTGTCGAAATGGATACTGGACAAGCGGCAGATTTTATGAAACGATCACAAGATGAACAGGCAGCAGCAACTCAATCAGTTACTGGAGGTGTTCAAGCTTTGACAAGTGGTTTAGCAGCATTAGGAACTGCTGCACCTTTATATGGTACTACTATTGCAGACAAAAGAGCGGGTGTTTTAGCTGGAAAAATTGCTGAGAATAAAACTGCGGCTAACTACAAAACTAATCAAACATATATAGATCCAAAGAGTGGATTATCAGTTAATGCAACCGATCCTAATTTTAAAGCACCTGAAGGATATAATCCTAAAGCTAAACCTGGAGAAGAAGGATATGCAGACAATATGTTATATAGACCTTTTACACAAGAAGAAATAGCTAAAAAATTAAGGGAGCAAAATTTCACTGGTAAGCAATACAGAGAATTTAAGAAAAGTGGAATTCCTACAAGTATATTAGACTCTTTATTTAAATGATAAACGTATAAAAAATGGCAGAAAATAAATATTCACTTTATTCTCAAAGAAGTGCAACAGAGCAATATGTTAATTGGGGTAAAGTTGCATCAGACATAACTAAAGGTATAGTAACTGTAGATGCTGACAGAAGAGCTAGAAAACAAGCTATAGACACATCTACTAGTGAAGCATTATCTAAATTAAGTGAAGTTGCCGATGTTAATAATGGCACAGCTAGTGCATTATTAATAAGAGGAAGCAATCAATCAAAAGAAAATTTAATGATTCAAACTGATTTGTTAAAAAGAGGTTTAATAACACCTCAAGACTATCAATTGTTTATGAATCAACAAAAAACAGGTTATGCTAATTTAAGTACTGCTGTACAAAATTGGGATAAATATTTTACAGAGGCTCAAGCACGTCTAGAACCAGGACAAGATGGAATAAATTCAATAGCAGCTGAAACTGAGATATACAACAATGAGTCCATGTTAGCTTTTGGTAATTTAAATGATAAAATATTATGGACAAATCCTGCTAATGGACAACTACAATTAGTGCAAATGGGCAAAAACAAACAGTCAGGTAATTATACTGATATGCCAAATGCTAAAAACAATCCTGGTAAATTTATGAATCCTAATTACATGAATTCTAGGATGAATTTTAAAGAAAATAGAAAAGTATTAGGGAAACAAGCAGACTTAGTAGTTGAAAATCTTGCACCTTTTATTCAAGAGGAAATAAATAATGGTGTTGTAACAAGTTTTGATGATTTTAGAAATTATGCTGATTTTGGAACTAAAGAGAATGGAGAAAAGCAGAATTATTATGAGTGGTTAAATGAACAAGTAGATGGTATTGTTGCTATTGATAGTGATGCTGTTCAAATTCTTACAGCACAAGGATATAATTTAGCTCAAGATAAGGATGAATATGAAAAAAAATATTGTAAAGAAGGTGTGGCATGTGATTTTTCCAAAATGATAACTGTATCATATATCGATGGTAAGCCAGAATATAACATGGGTGACAATGATGAAAAGCTAGAGGTAGCAAAAAGACTTGCTCGAAACGCTATTGAAGTAAGAATAGGTCAAACTATTAAAAAGAGTGGTAGACCAATTCAAGAACCAACAGGACCTGCAGCAGCTAGAAAGACTAAGACTGATATAATAAAAGAATATAACACTATATTAACTAGTGGTAATGAAACTGAAGTTAGAGATGTCCTTGATGGTCAGATAAGAATACAAAGAGGAAATGAAACTGATCCAAACAAAAAAATAATTGGTTATGAATTAACTGATGATACAATTACATTTACATATGCCGATGGTAAAAAATCCGAGCCTTTATCAAGAAGATCACCTGTACTAGGTGATGATCCTGACACTACAGATGTAGTAGAAACTGACTTTATTAAGGGTTATGAGGGTGTTGATTTAACTAATCAAATCTTCCAGTTATACAATGAACTGGGTGGAGATATTGCAAATTCATTCAATTCAGCACAACAAGTTAAATCAGCTGTATCAGAGTATGGTATAAAGTTAGGTAAAGTAAGAGATGGTGATAAACTTTCAGGACAAAGAAGAAAAGCACCTTATGACATGAGTGATGCTAAAGATGAAAACACCTCTGGAACTGATTTTGTTAATGCTATGGGTGGATATGAAGAGCCAGGAGGCTACACTGATGATGAAGATATAGATAATATAGCACGTAATTTAAATAAAATTGTTGACGGTGCATTCCCAACTGAATTATTAAATGAAATGGATGCTGAAGGTTTATCTATAACTTCTGATTATATGGCGAATATAAATAAAGATGGTACTGGAGGTGATAAAGATGGAGAAGATAATCCATCGTATATTACATACAAAGTAATTGATAAAGCCACAGGAAATGTGGTGTTTGAACATAAAGTCTCAGACATTATGGAAGACAAATACACAAATACTTGGAAAAGAGTTTATGATGGTTTTGTTCAACCTTATTTAAAACAAAGAAGTAAATTAAGATCAGAAACAAACGTAAACAGTAGGTCTGGAACATTAGGAAAATTTAACAATTTATAATTAAGTTTCATGGCACAAAATGAATCTTTAAGAAAATTATACGATGAGTTATATAAGTCACAACTATATACTAAAAGTTTTGATGCTTTTGTAAAACAGTTTAGTGACTCTACTAAACAAAAAAAACTATACAATTCTTTAAATAAAGATAAACTTTATACAAAATCGTTTTTAGATTTTCAAGATCAATTTTTTTCATCACCTATAGATAATTCTTTAGATCCTTCACAAGACCAAAATAATCAAGAAGAAAATGTTTTTGATAATAGAGTTTCTGAAGATGTTATTGATAATAGAGTTTCTATAGATCAACCCAATGGGCAACAACAACCAGCTCCTACAATTCAAAAAGTAGAAAGAGAAGACTTTATNGATACNCAAGAGGCTCCAACATTATTAGAAAGAACTTTTGGAAAAAACCCNCTTACTGATTTTTTTGGNGATATATATAGAGCAGGTGAAACTGGGGTAGCACAAGGTCAAGGAGTTGATGAGTTTTTAGAATTAATGGTTTCTAAACCAAGAAATTTAACTAATGAAGACATACAGGACTACATCGAGGCAGTTCAGTACATGAACAGTCAGCCTGAAAGTGATGAAATGAAAGAGTTTAGTCGAATATCTGATGAAAATGGTGGAGGGTTAAAAGGTTTAACAATGGGATTAATGGATAATTTTAGTATAGCACCAGCTGTATTAGTACAATCTATTGTCTCAATGCTACAACCAGCTCCAGCATTAGCAGGTGGAATTGGTGCAGGAACAGGAGCATTAGTTGGTGGTGGAATTGGTGCTGCCGCTGGTTCAATTGGAACTCCAATAGGTTCTGCTATAGCAGGATTTGTGGGTGCAGGTAGTGGTGCAATAACTGGTATGATTAGTGGTGCAACTGCAGCACTTGAAACTGGGATAAGTTTTACTGAGTTTCTAAGTGAAGAAATGAAAAAGGAAGGTACTCCTATGACAGTAGAGGGTATTAGAGAGACATTACAAAATGAAACAGCAATGACAAATGTAAGAAATAGAGCATTGTCAAGAGGTATGACTATTGCCGCTGTTGAAGGTTTATCTTTTGGCTTAAGTAAAGCTTTTGTAGGAACTGTAGCAAGAATAGGATTAAAAGGAGGTGTAGGAAAATTAGCAAAAGCTACAAAAGGAGTAAAAAACATACAAGCAAAAAAAATTGGAGGTGTTACAGGTGCTATTGCTATTGAAGGAGGATTAGGTTCTGGAGGGGAAGCATTGGGAAGAGTAGCGGCAGGACAAGAAATGGATAAAAAAGATATATTTTTAGAAGGTATAGCTGGGTTATCTACTGCACCTATTTCTATTACAGCTGGTTTATTAACGGTGCCTAAATATATAGTAAATGGTGAAAGGGTTACACAAGCATATGTGGATAATTTAATAAGCACAATGACTCCTGAACAATTAGCATCTTCAGAGTTAGGTATACAAATAAAAAATGATCCTGCTAGAAATAAAATTGTTACAGATGCTAGGTCTAGAGCAAATTTTTCATTAGAAGTAGATCCTAATGTTCCGGCAGGTCCTGAAAGAGAAAGATTAATTGATTTAGAAGTAGAACGTTCTAAAATTGGAAATTTAGAATTAGAATCTAATCAGTTAAAAAATAAAGGAATTAAAAAAGAAATAAAAGCTATAGTAGAAAAGTACAATGGTACTCTAGATGAAAGAGCGGTTGAAGAGCTAAGAAAAGAAGGGGTGGAAAATCCATCTCCAGAACAAATTAAATCAAAAGCAGATGCCATTTTTAAGTCAGAAACAAAGAGCTTGGATGCACCAAAATCTACCGAAAATAGCCAAACGATGGGAAAAGGAGACACCACCGGGGGCATTACCGATCAGAGTCAACAAGAACAAACCGACCAAAATGAGGTTACGGAAACAACGGAAGAGAAAATAGTTAAGAAAACAACAATTACAGATCAAGATGCTATATCGGAACTAGAAAAAGATGGTGTGGTAGATCCTTCTCCAGAGCAAGTACAAACTAAATTAGATGAATTAATTAGTGAATCTCAAGCAATAGAAGAAAAATCTATTGAACAAGATTCGCCAATGAAAAGAAATGAATCTACGGAAACAACTGAAACATCTAAAGACGGTGTCAAAATAAAAGTTAAAGAAGAAACTGTTTTAGATAATGTAAGTAATTATCAAAAAATAGAAAATATAGTTGGTGAAAAAGCTATAGCAGGTTATAATAAGGTAGTTAATACTGCAATTAAAGCAGGTAAGGCACTAGCTAAAGTTTTACCAAATGTTAAAATAAAAATAGTAGAGGATGCNGATACCTATAGGCTTTTAACAGGTAAAGATTCAAGAGGTAATTATAATGTAGATAAAAAAACAATATACATTAATGCGTCTAAAGCTTCAACAACAACTATTGCTCACGAAGTTGCACATGCAGTTTTAATAGAGACATTAGGTATTAATAGTAATCTGCAAGGATTAACTAAAAAAATGATTTCTACTATAAAAAAATCAAAGGCTTTGTCTACAATGATGATTAAAGATAAAGAGGGAAATTCTAAATCTTTAGAAGCCTACTTAGATGAATTTGCCAACTCATATGATGAAAATGTACAAAGTGAAGAAAAAGTTGCAGAATTATTTGGACTTATTGCCGGTAATTTTCAAGCATTAAAACCTAAAGAACAAGGGGTAGTCAGAAAATTTATTAATGATATTCTTAAATTATTAAAACTGGACAAATATGTAAATGAATTTACAAATACAGATAATGATATTGTACAATTTATGAATGTAGTTGCTGGAAAAGTTACTTCAGGAACTGAAATTGTAGCAGAAGACTTGCAGGTATTAAAAGATATAGAGACACAATTACCTACCGAGACCACAACAGAAATTACAGACACCAAAAAAACTACTCCTAAGAAAAAAACAACTAAAAAGAAGACTAGTAAAGAACAAACTACAGAATCTACGTCTGAAACAAAAATTGAAAAAGAAAATAATAGGTTTCAATCTGATTTTGTAGATAAACAATCAGGTTTAAGTTTTGAATATTTAAAAAATAAAGCAAAATTTAAATTGCTTGAAGATAAAAATTTTATTACTAGAGATAGACCTATACAAGATTTTAATGGTAAGACAGTGGTTCTACATCAACCAGATGGTGCATTTAGTGGTAATATATTTAAAGATGGACAAAAGTTAGTAGAGGGTAAAGGAGGTATATATTACACTTTAAAGTTTCATGATGATAATTATTTTTGGGCTGCTACAAAAGATAGTGCTAATGAAATGGCTGAGAAATTAAATAAATCTTTTGATGCTAATGGTGGTAAAATATATATGGCCTTAACCAGTGCACCATACGATAAATTACTCTCAAGCACAACTATGTCTAATGCAGTTTTAGATTTTTTCAATTCTGTTGCTCTAGATAGAAAGTTAAAATTAAGAAAACCGATAGTTAAAAAAGCAATTATAGAAGCTGCCAACTTTGAAAATATAGTTGAGAAAAAAAACAAAAAGACTGATAAAGTTACGATTATAAAAACAGGTTTAGGTAAACAATTAAAATTAAAAAAAACAGATAGTTTTCAATCTAATCTAAAAAAAATAAAAACAGCTTTAGGAGCAGACAATAGTTCATTTAATGACAGAAAGTTATTTGCTCAAACTTTAATTGGATTGATGTCTGAAGAAATAATTAAAAACCCAAAAGCAGTTGAACAGTTTGGGACAATATTTAGCGAAGGTATTCAAAATAAATATTTTAAATATCAAGGAAAGTCATTAAAAATATCTAAAGCAAATATGATTCAGGCATTATCTGAAATGTTAACCGAACCTATTTTAAAAGATGGTTTTAATGCCAGAGATAAGGGAGGACAAGTATATGCTATGCTTGAGGTAGATAGTAAGGTAAAAGCTGTTGAAAGCAATAAGCATGAATCATATCCTTTTGCAATAGAAACAGTAGATAAGTCACAGAAATCAATTGTTAATATACTAACCAATAGACCACAATGGAATCAAATAACTAAAGATCCATCTACAGACAATTTAGTTTCACCAGAAAGAGAGAGTAATGTTTTTCCTACTTTTGGAACAA